GCTCGTTAAAAAACGAACCGTCTAGGCCGAGATAATCGAGAAAATGATTGGACGCTTCTTTGAGCGAGTCTGCCAGATTGATGTGCTCGGCGGGGCGGGTAGACCACTCGAGGATGCCGGAGGCGAGGGTGTCCTTGCCCGCCCTGGCGTAGCCTGCGATCAGGACGAGCGTCGGGGCGGCCATAGGCGTGGGTGCTTCGGTCACGGGATTAGAAGGGGACGCCTTCGGGGGGCAGCGGCTCTTCTGGGGCGGTCGGCTTCTGGGAGCCGCGCGGGTAGGTCATCTTGTACTTGTACTGAGGCTTACCCTGCCACTCGCCGTTGGCCTCGACCTCGACGCCCACGAGGATGGTCTGGCCGCAGGCGGGCTCGAGATACTGCATATACTCGGCGGGGGTCGCGTCGAGCCTGATCTCGTTGGTGAACTTGCCGGAGAACTTGCCGACGAGCATGGCGAGGGCCTTGCCGTATTTGCTGGAGAAGTTCTTGGACAGGCAGAAGCCCTTGTCGTCGACGAAGAACAGGCGGCAGGACGTGGTGCCGTCCTCCCACTGTTTGACCTTCTCGAACTTGGGCTTGATGAGTTTCAGCTTGTAGGTGCCGTTCGTGGAGATGGACGTGAGCGGGACGCGGTTGTTTTCGGTGGTCATGGTATTAGGCGAAGTTGATATTGGTCGCGGCGCTGGGCTTGGCGGCGATGTCGATGGTGGTGATCTCGGTCTGGTAGCCGGGCCAGTTGCCCGAGGCGGTGCATTCCTTGTATAGGGTCAGCGCCTTCTCGAAGTCAAACGCGGCGCCGGTCATCAGTTCCGGCCCCAGCTCATAGACCGCGTGGGCGTAGGGAGGCTCCTTCTCGACGGCGATGAAGCGGAAGCCGAGGACGCGGCACTTGTAGGCGGACTCGACGGCGTGCCGGTAGAAGTAAGCCTGGAGGGCATACTTGTATTTGCGGACGGACTGAAGGAAGCCGTGCGGGCTGGCATCCTCGCAAGTCTTTAGATCGTAGATGTAGCCGTCGTCGGAGATGCCGTCGATGGCGCACTTGACCAGGGTATCGCCGAGGAAGGCGGTGAACATGACCTCGGTCTTAGTCAGCACGATGCCGTTCTGCTTCATGCAGGCCGCAGCGGAGTTGGCGACAGCGTCGACGAGGGCGCCTTCTTCGGCGGTCAGGATGGCCTTGCCTTCGTTGGCGGTGACGAACTCGGCCCACTCGGCCTTGCCTTCCTTCGTCCGCTTGTCCACGTCAGGGGCGATGGCGTGGGTGGCGTTGTAAGCGTCCAGCCCTTCGAGGGCGAGCTTGTGGACGGCGGTGCCTACGCGGAGGGCCTTGGAGTCCTCGCGGGTGCGGGTGAGATACGCCTGGTAGTGGGCGGGGGACTTGAGCAGTTCCTTCGCGCCGGATTGGTTGAGCGCTTGGATGCCGTCATAGATGACGCGTTCGGTGATGAGGTCGGGCATGGGTGTGTTATTGGGTGTTGGTGGGAAAGGTCAAAGAAGGGCCATGATGGCGTCGGCCTGATCGGGTCGACGGCGCTGGATGGCGGTCACGCACATGGTCGAGCCCACGGCGAAGCGGGAGCAGGCGACCGGGCGGTTGGCGTAGGTCTTGCACTTGCCGGAGCCGGACAGGTGCGGGCATCGGGAAGGCAGTTCGGCGAAGGTGCGTCCGACGATCATGAAGACCTCGCCGCGGGCGGCGTAGAACTCGGTCGTGGTCGGGGACGCGTCGATGGGCAGGAGGATGCTCTCACAGCACGCACCCTTGCAAAGTTCACAGGCTGTCATCTTCGGGGCTGGCTTCTTCGACGCTGGCGGAGATGCGGCGCACGTCTTCGAGGGCGGACTCGGCGGCGTTCTCCATGGCCTCGAGCGTATTCCGCAGGACGCGCAGCTGAACGACGAGGACGTGGACACGGTCATGGAGCGGCTTGACCTGGGCGGACTCATCGGCGGTCTCGATGTGATCGGTGAAGACCTGTAGCTCGGTGATGGCCGAGCGGTTGAGGTCGGAGAGCGTGATGATGTCGGCGTCGTGCTGTTCATAACGTCCGGCGATGTGCTGGACGGTGGCGAGCGAGCCCGTGATGTTCTCGACGAGGCGCTTGATGTTTTCGCGGTTGGTCATGAGCGGACGGGCGTGAAGGTAAGTTCCTTTATCTCCCCATTAGGGGCAAGCGTAAAGAAGCGGACGTTGGAGCGGGACAGGGACGGGTAGGTCTTGCGCTTCCACGCGTTGAGGTCGGTCAGGAAGTCGGCGTGTTTGCGGGCGGTGAACTCGACGTAAGGGTAGCCGTCTAGGAGGAGGAGCAGGGCGTATTGACCGCGGATGGTCGTGGCGATCTTCTTGATGCCCTTGGGGGTGTCAGTCATTGGACTGCTTGCTCTCCTTGGCTGATAACCATGCGTTAATTATGGCATCTTGTTTTTTAAGGTCATTGCAAACCCAACCAAATACTGAAGCCATCGCATCCCCGGCCTTGGTCAGCCTCTCGACCTCGGCCTTGAGCCGGGCGTTCTCGGCTTCAAGAGACTGATAAACCGAAAGTTTTACGAAGTTAGTTTCCTCGGAGTTGAGGATGTTGTTTGGGTCGTAGTTCATTGGTTGTCTGAGTTGATTTCCTCGAAGGTGGTCTTGCCTTCAAGTTCCTTGAGTTTGAGTTGAGCCGCAGGGGAGTGCATCACTGACTTGGTCAGCCGCTCGACCTGTTCCTTGAGGTCTATCTTCTCATCGAGGATTTGCCTAGCCGTCAAAGCGATGTTCTGAAGTTCGTGCTGTTGCTCAAGATACTTCGTGTTGAGTTCGTCATACATTTCTTCCGTCACAATCAGCCGCACTCCGCCAAGGCGTTCAGTCAGCCGCTCGACCTCGGCCTTGAGGCGGGCGTTCTCGGCCTTGAGTTCTTCGTTGGTCATCACAGTTGCCCGGTCTTGGCGCGGTTCCATTTGGCGATGGTGGCGATGACGACGGCCTTGGCGATGGCGTCCAGATGATTGGACTGGGCCACGTCGTCGAGGACGCGGGCGAGTTCATTGCCGGCGTAGCGCATCTCGGCGATGGTCTTGGCTTGGGCCTCGGCGCGGGCTTCGGCAGCCGAGGCGAGATTCTGATTGTGGAGGTGCCGCATGGCGGCGTTCACCGGGTCGAAGGGGTCGAAGGGCTTAGGGTCGCTCATTTGGTCAGGGGGCGAGGGGTGGGGGAGAAGGCAGGGGCGGAGGGAGAAGAGGCCGCAGAACGGAAGCCAGAGGCCACTGCGCCGTCGTCGTCGAGGTCGACCGAGATGCCGCAAGCGGTCTGGATGGACTGCCGGCGGATGTAGGTGATGGCCCCGCCGATCTGCTGGGCGGTCAGTCCCTCGGCCTTGACCAGGAGCGTGCCGAACTCGAAGCGTTCGCCGGACGCGTGGAGGAAGGCGGTCGAGACGCCGACCTTGCCCTCCTGGGAGACGAGCGTCTGGATCAGAGCGAGGTCGTGGTCGAGCAGCACCGGCTTGATGGCGTCGAGCAGCGCGTCGAGGGAGACGTACTTGGCCTTGAAGGCCGGGTTGATTTTGTTGGCCTTCACGTTGTCCAGGGCGGCAAGCGCTTGAACGAGGGAGGCGGTGGCGGAGGAGGGCGTGGGTTTGGTGCTCATGGTGGAGATTATTTGGTGGCCTCGGCCTTGGTGACTTCACCGGCCTTGATGGTGGCCTCGATGTCGGCGAGGGACATCCGCGTGTAGTCGGGGACGAAGAGGTTATAGTACGTCACGCCGTTGCGGACGGTCGGGGTCAGGAGGCGGGCCACCTTCTGATCGGGTAATACGATGTATGACGAGTCCGCGATGATGCGGTAGTCGGGAGAGGGCTTGGAGTCTTTACGCATAGGTGAAAAGGATGGCTCCATACACGATGGAGATGAATGAGAGGGTTAGGATAGTTGCGAAAATGACTTCGGTTTTATTGCCGAACTTCCTCCATTGGTAGATGGCGGAATCCCACATATGAGCCAACGTGGATAACATGAATACGCCGAAAAGAACGCACAGTGGAATGATGATGAAATATTGAGGCTTCATTAGTTGATGACGCCGCGGGTGGCGGAGTCGAAGATGAGGAGGGCGTCGGCGTTCCAGAGGGTGACGTCGACGGTGGGGAACAGTTCGGCAGCGCGGGCCTTAAGTTTGTTCTTCCACTGGGTCGTGGTGAGTTCGCCCTTCGTGCCGCAGGTGTGCGTCTTCTGCCAGATGGCCGGGCGGATGCGGTGAATCTTCCAGCCCATGGCGACCGCGGCGCCGTAGAGGACGCCCGTGTTCCACATCAGTTTACCGATGGCGGAGCCGGGGATGTTCTTGCCGGCGAACAGCGGAGGTTCCTCAAGGTAGAGCGAGACGTCCTTGGCCTTGCAGCTGAGATCTGCGAGGAGTTGGCAGACCTCGATGTCAGAGCCGGGCATCTTAGCGCACTCGACAGGGTCGCCGTCTAGGGACCAGCAGAGTCCGCCGTTTACGCCAGGGTCGATTGCCACGATGAGATGAGCCACGGCAAGACCCTTTATCGGGGCTTGGCCGAGGACAAGCGGAAAAGGTTGGCCACGCGTTCGGCGTAGTCGTTCGGAGCGAATCGCCGGGAGACGGCTCCTGACCAGCCGACGTTCCAGACCAGGGCGAGTTGTTCGGGGGTCGGGTCGGGCTTGCCGATGCGCTTGAAGTTGTCGCGGATCGTGCGGAGGTGGGCGGCCGCGATCATGTCCTGGGCGGTCGGGTTGCGCCACTTGCTGAACTGGTAATGATAGTGGCCTTCCCGCTTTAGCCGTTCGTTAGCGTCGTCCCAAGCGGCCTTCCCGACCTGATACATCCCACGCTCGCCGGCCTTGCCCACGGCCTTGCGGTTCTGGCCGGACTCGACCATGGCGATGCACTCGAGAAGGGTGGCCTCAGCTGCGGCCGCGGCGTTGAAGCCGAGGAGCAGTAGGGCGACGATGGAGAATGGGCGCATGGGCTTATGCACGGCCCTTGCCCTCTTTGGCGGCGTTCCAGATTACCAATGCCTTGAGGAAGTTTTCAGCATCCTTCTCATCTCCGCTTGCCCATTCGGAAAGCATCTCATCCCCTGCCTTGGTCAGCCGCTCGACCTTGGCCTGTAATTCCTTGTTAGGGATAAGGGTGCAATTGCAGAAAACCATCAAGTGCTCAACCTCGGTCTTCAGGCGGGCGTTCTGGGCCTTGAGCCGGGCAATCTCCTCAAGGAGAGCTTCAGGATGCCGTGAGGGCAATTCGCTCATACGCGTCTCGGGACTTGTGATCCGGCGACCTCGAAGCCGTCGAGCTCATAGGAGTAGGTGATGCCGACCCAGCCACCGGCGGCGGCGTAAGCCTGGAGCGATACCTTGACGGCGCCGTCCTCATGCAGGGCTTCGTGGTAGTGGTGCAGGAGTTTCTTCATGCGGTTGGAGGCGATGGCCGACTTGGCGGAGCAGATGTCCCCGGTCATGATGCGCTCGTTGATTTCATATACCTCGGAGAGCAGGGCGACCATGCCGTCTAAGTGGCGGAAACTAGTCATGGGGGTGAGCGTCGGGGGTGATGGCGCCGCGGATGATACGGCTTTCCAAGTCGGCAATGACTCGCTCGTTGTGCATGGCGACGGCGTAGGCCCGGTCGTGCTTGGCGATCCAATGCTCGCGGGAGTGGGAGAGCCGGATGACCTCGGCCTTGAGTTCGCGGTTCTCATCCATGTATCGGCCGAGGATGTTGGCCTGATTGGTGATGGTCGTGGACTGGTTGTCGGCCATCTCGCGGAGGGCCACGGCGTTCTTGTGCAGCTGACGGGCGATGCTCCAGGGGAAGAGCCACCAGAGGCGGGGGAGGGAGTAGGGTCGGATGATGGTCATGGGTTGGTAGGGGCGGTGGGATGGGTCAGGCATTAGCGGTAGTTCTGAAACTTGAACGAGGAGATGTCCCGCTCGCGGTACTTGCGGACGAGGTGGCCGTTGTTCGACAGCCAGCGGTAGACGGTGCAGGAGTTGACGCCGATGGCCTTGGCGGCGGCGAGTGCGCTGCCGGTCTTCTGGTATACCGGGAGCACGGTGTTGTGCCAGTTGCTCTTATCCCAAGAGAAGAAGCGGCGTCCGTTGTTGTTCAGCATACGGCGGCCTAGCACCTTCAGCCAGGAGCAGATCGTGACGCCCGAGACGCCGAGGCGGGCGGCCACGTCTTCGGAGTTAAGGCGCTCGCGTTCGTCGAGCTGCGGGAGCATGGCCTCGAAAGCCCGGATGCGGTCGTGCTTCAGTTTGCTCATCTTCACGCCGTTGATTTCGTGCGTGTCCTTGGCCTTGCGG